AGTGCAGGACTAACGGTTTCCGTTCCCTAGAAAAGCTAGGGACCAAACGGATGCCGTGGTCTGCTACCTGAAAGAACGCACTTGATCTCCCGCGTGCTGCTTGACATCTAGGGGCCGCAGAGGCCTTCTAGTATGCAAGTCTCACAGCACAACCTGCTCCGCTTTTAGAACGGGCAGGTCCACCTCGTCTTGATGCGGACGGCACGAGGACGTCCAGCACGAAGCAAGTGGTCCACATCTTGAAAGGGCTCTTCGCCCCTCTTGAGGAACCACTTCATCAAGGCGCCGTAATCATCCAAATTACTGATTGGAGATCGCGGCTCAACCAACCCGCCCCTGACAAGGGGGCGGTGGAGGTCGCTGTCATATTTGTATGACTGGCTAGGCCATACGGTTTTTCCCGTATTGAAGTCAGTTTCCTGCTCCAATGTTAGGCAAATATGACGGCCTAGAAGGGCTGACGTTTCTGAGACCCATGGTAGCGGAGTTATCCGCAAGAGCATCTGGTCCAGGAATCTAACTGATCGCACAAGACCGGCTTTTGCTAGCCGATTACGTAACGACACAGTTGACATCAGCTCGTCTCCATGCCTGTGTGAGGTAGGAAAGTCCGTGCGGACACGACTAACAGTAACGTCGTGACCCGCATAGAACTCTCCACCACAAGACTCCCGGAACATCCCGTCCCAGAAGGACTTGTCGTGGTTGACCTCAAAGCCAAAAAGGCTCAAGGCTCCGCTCACACATGAAGCATATGCACTAGGGACAATAATATCGTCCCCGTACACGCGCACCTTGCCTCGGAGGGATTTAATATCCCTCTTCCGCAACGGGCGTCCTAACGCTGTCTCTATTCCGAGGAACACCACTGTTGTAAAAACCAGTGCCTCGAAAGGGAAACACAGCGCTGATCCCATAGACGCGAACTTGGATAGGTGTATAACACCGTTTCCAGGCACCGCAGCCTTCAGGGATCTTGTGGCTTCAACCGCCTCTCTCAAGACGGTATGGTTGGCCAACAAGAGCCTTACATGCTGCATCGAAACCCTGTCCGAAGCTTCGCTCAAGTCGAGCGTAGCAAAGCCCTGCGGATTATACGGGTCAAATCGACCCACCGCAGAGCCTTCTTGGGCGAGCAGGCGGTTTATCTCCTGCCCATCCTCGTCGAACTTGACAAAATTGCGCGCATTGTCATCGCGCTCAATTTGGCGAACCATGACCTCGAGAATACCCTGCTGCATATATTGCATCGCAGTAGGCTCGATAGCTATGATTCGTGGGGTTTTAAGCGTTTTAGGTACAGTGATGACCCTCACGGGTCTCTCCGCACCGGGATCGAGGATGTTGACAGCCACGAGTCGATCAACAAATGACTCGCTTGAAATGAGGTTCTCCCAGTGCGTTAGCCCTGGGATCTCCTCCATTCTGGCTGGCCACTCGGCTTGATCGTACTTTGCGTTTCCGCGAAGCAGATCTGCTGTGGCGCCGGGACCGTGCTTTGGGAGGACTCCTTCAGCGTATATCGAATTATCGATACTGCTGAGAAGCCCAGCCCACAGTAAACGGCCAATACGAGCGAAGCTATCCACAACGTGTGGATTGACTTGTAGCTCGATATCATTTCGGATCACATCCTCTTCACACTTGATGTATTTACGAATTGCAGCACGTACACGGGTTTCCGTGCACGGATGGTTAATCTTGCCATACAGCAAAGTAATCTGCCGTATAGCCTGAATCGCCATGATCTGCTTTTCAGACACATCAAGAAGACGACCCGTACTTGGGTTGAAGACGAGACCGAGGAAGCCCCCTAGAAATCTTGGGAGGTAACCTCTAGGACCACCACTGAATTTCCATCCAGTGAAGGCCCTACCAGGGTTGATCTGCCCGCAGTCGAGACTCTTTTCAAAGTCTTTTCCAAAGGCAGGCAGGGTTATCGTAAGAAACGAGAACCCTTCGTCGTCCAACCGTCTCGCGACGGTTTCATAATCGCGAGTGGTGCTAATGCTGCATCGGTCCCCGAAATCTTCGAGGACCATCTGCAGGAGTTCCAATTGGCTTTTCATCATCTGTTCCGCCTCATTAACGGGACTAGGTGATCCAAGCCATGCTCCGGACGGTAGGCAGGGTACCAAACTCTCTCTCGAGAGATCCTGTCTATGCCGTAGCCCTTGAAGTCAGCTCTCACCACCAATAACTTTGGTGATGAGCGCCCCAGACGAGGCCGACAACTGCGCAAGCAGCGCGTCGACCAGATACTTCACCTCTGCGTTGGTAAAGCCATTCTTCGGATGGTCGATGACGAGCTGGACGCTCATCGAAGACCGCGAATTCTGGCTTGGAACCAGCGCATCGGCAGAGATCTTGTCTTGGGACAGCTTGACCAATCGGCGATACCTCTTACCATCCTGGTGAGAGACAAATTCGCGAACAAGCCCATCGACTGACTGGTAGCCAGCCGAACTAGGACCGTTTCCGGTCCTAGGTAGGGATGTCGCGCTGCCGTTGATCGTAACTGACTGAGGGTCGGCAAACATGGCGTACTCCTGACTTGTTGTTGGGATGCACCATTTGGTACATCCAACGTCGAAGCGTACCTAGATTCCTAGGTCGTTCTTCAACGATCGGGTGCTCTTAGTCATTCCAAGAGCTCCCAGGATGGCCCACTGCTGCGGAGTAAACTCCGAAGAAGTGCGACCAAACCCATATGGCGTGGCCCTTTCACGATTCTTGGACATAATGTTCGAGAACGCGGCAGGGTGCCCTATGCTTCGACCGTTTTTGTCGATCATAGGTTGCTTCGTTACCCAGGTCCGTATAGCATGAGTTTCATGCATCACGTACCCATAACGAACCACGAGGCTATCTTTGCTGAGCAGCTCAACGTTCCTCAAAAAGGAACCTACGTTGATATGCCAGTCGATTAGCCAGGACCAGGGCGTGAGTTCCCAGAAAAGAGCAGCATCAATGCTGCTCCCCAGTAGCTTATCAGCTAACTGTTCGTACATTTCCGCCTTACTAAGGAAATCGTGCGCCTCAGCAAGGTGGTAAGTATACGCACCTGAGAACCATGCGCGCTGTCGGATTGAATCCGAACACGCGCGCGCGCCTGAATAGGACTCGAAGAAGTCGGATGTGACGTTGTCGAAACCTGGTACAAAAGGATTTAGTACCAGTGACATCGGTTCGTCCGGCCTCTCAGTCAACGAAGTCCTATCATAGAGGCTCACCTTCCGGCGTATGATTTTACCGGAATCTCTGCGGAATTGCTTGATTATCATCGAAGCATTCTTGACAGAGTGCGCAAGTTTTTCAATGTCGCTTAACAGCGGCTTGATACCGAACTGCACGTTCAGATACTCATCTCCAGCCACGGCTGCAGCTTCACGCTGCTTATAGCCACGACCGGATGTAGCGTTAGTACCGCTTCTTGCGGCATTCGCGCCACTATGTAGCATCTTAGCACGTAGTTCAGCCCCGGGGATATGAGGAAGCCTTTCCCTCAATTCTCCGAGCATTTGCGCTAGGTTTGCCTCCGGAGCAGTTGGAACAGTCAACCCTATCCCGCGAGACCCGTCCAACTCCATTTGATTTAGAGTTGGTAAGGTGAACTCGGGATAATAGGTGAGCAGCGCGGACCTATTTAGGCAAATTGGCCCTTCATAAGTCCACGCACCTTGACCCATCATAGACGGTGTGCCGATTAACACATTCTTATGTGATATATCGAACCACCGTTTAGTTGAGTTAAAGGGGTGCCCGTTATCGTAACGGGTCCTATGCTCGTGACTGACTCGTCCGCGCAATTGCGCGGTTGAGAGATCTTCCAAGTCTCCCTCTGCTGTGTGCAAACGATCCGTTCTAAAAGAATAGGTCGTCTGCGCACCAGATCCCACGTCCGAGTAAGCATTCGAGGAATTATAGCCGTCGTACTTTCTTGTAAACTTTGCGTTATACAAGAAAGGCGCCAGCAACCTCGTCTGGGTTACGTAGGGCATGGGTGTCCTCCATATGGTCGCACATGCAGGATGCATGCACTTAGCACAGGGGGCCCCTTAGGGGGC